TTACTTCTTACTATCTCCAGCCTGTGAATTTATGTCGTCCGGATCTGCCTGTGAAAAAGTGTCTTTGGCACTTGGGGAGAAGTTACCGGGGAGTTCCCCGGTTCCCCCCTTGCCCTTGAGCACTTCAATGGCCTGCCGAATCACTGGCGGAATAGGTGCGCCCAACTTGCCCCCGTTTTCGATAATGGACAACAACTCATTTGCGATATAAAAAAAGGCGACCGCATCCCTGAACAAATGTCCGTCTCCCAGAACACCGTCCACCAGATGAGCCACCGATACCATTGCAAATATAAACACCTTTCTGGCGATGCCGAACATCCCAACGTTACTTTCTAGCTTGCCACTCATGCCTGCTGCCGCAATGCCCGTTAGGTAATCGAGGATGACGAACACAAGTAGTACGCCGAGTACGCCTGACCAACCACCGAAGAAGTAGGTTACTGAGCTGCTCATTAGTGCAATTCCCCATTTCCATAGGGTGTCCCATCTTTCCATGGTTTCACCTCCTTTTAATATTGAAATACTAAATGCTCCAGAAGGCATAAAAATAGCGCTCCGTATTCGGAACGCTTGTTAAGTGATTTTTCCGTTTTGGTCCATATCTCCAACTCGCAGAGCTTCCGCCACTTTATCACGGCTTTGAACTGGTACAGACTCCAACTTGATCATTCCTTAATGAACCATCATTACCTATATAGCTAACATAGTCTCACCTCCCATCATGAATGCTACAGCCCATCAAATCCAGCAGCCAAGCAAGTTTATTCCGCATTAGGCATCTAACTAAGCAGCAACATGTGTAATCCCATGAGCGCCTATTTATTCGTGTTGTTTTCTTCCCGCAATCGCTGATTTTCTGCCGCCAATTCGGCAATTTGAGACGTTAATGAAATGGCAGGCGGTTGTGGTTCTTCATCGGGTTTTAGCGGGTAGTCAAAGAGTGGTTCCAATGTTTCCAAATCAACGCGTGTAATCATACCGCCCTCGGCACGGTCAAACATGATTCGCCATGTTCAAGCTGAATCATACCCATGCTATCGGGAACTTTATCGTCCAACGCTTTATACAACTTGAAATCCTGCTCCCGTGTCGTTTCGACGACGATCCCGGCGCTCTCTGGCGTAATCACGAATACGTTCCCGAATTGCAAGTCGCAGTAGACCTTCATACCGATTTTATTTTTCGGCTCTTGTTCGTTCATTTTTCCACTACCTTTCGTGTTTTTGATATGGCAAAAATGAGTATGCGGTATGAGCTTTCACGGCTCACAACGTCACACCCTTTCCCCCTTGTTTATCTCTCTATGATCACCCAAAAGCTTCCCAAACTACAGAGGAAAAAACCAATCCCTCTTAAGTGAAGTAGGTTTCTAACAAGGCACTATCAATCCACATACCGCCACCAGTAGCCGTGGTGGATGTACCTCTCATGTACAATCCAAAGGGCATGTTCAAGTTCAAGCCACTGGCCGCAAAATCTATCGTAGATAAGTTAGAAAAAACATACCCATCACTTTGTGAATTGATGGTGATTCCATTCATCTTCCCTTTCACAAAATCGACCATGAGCATAGACAAGCGATTAGGGTAAGGATGTACGTTCAACACAACTCCGCTATTCACGGAACCTGTTGTATTTCTTAATACTAATTGAGGCGTAGCATATACACTATCAAAACTCATGATAGGACCCAATTTCGAAAATGCGTTAAACATGCGAATCCCTAAAGGAATATCGAATAAGAAGACATCTCTTTTTGAGTTTGGAGATATTATGGTATACGGAACAGAAATTGTTCGCTCATTGATCGTAGCGGGAAATACCTTCGGCCCGTCAATCAAGTAATTGTCCAGCAAGTAATTATCAATTAACGGCATTTACTGCACCGCCTTTTCTAAAATCAACGTCACCCAACTATTTGTTCCAGTTGAAATAAAGTTGGTCGGCCTTCCCTTAGGTAAGAATACCTTAGGCAACGGAACAATAAGCGTGTCTCTTGCTTTAATGACTTTCTTACTTATCAAATACCAACCAGTATTCATAGACACCTCCGAGGATACGCTTCCGTGTCCATTACAAATGATAATAGAGCGAATGATAGAATCAAAGTCATTTGAAGGAATAGAGTCTGCACTGGTCGCTGTTACCTTTACGAAAGGATATCCTGCCGGTTCATAATTTCGTTCGAATCCAGTTAAAAATATGGACAATCCAGAAATGTTAGATGATATATAAATTTCTTCTCCTTGAATTATTGGAATATCTAATTCGGAAAGAACTAAAGTAGCGCCAGGCTTTATCACATGGTTTTGAGCGATACGAGATCCGCCGATAGTCAAAGTAAATAACGCGTCAGACGCACTGTAGTTGCAAATAATAGCTGACTTAACCACAGCATACTTATTCGTTGGGACGGTATATACCTTCGAAGACGTGGTAGGTACGTTACCTTCGAATAAATTTTTGATTGTATCTGCCATTATTCAATCGGCCCCCAAACGTTTCGTTTATTTTGTTGTTGCAGCAAAGTACGAACAGCCTCGTTAACCGCGGTCTCGACCACTGACACCGCCCCCGCGTTTTGACGCATGAGATCGTTCATATCCGTAAGCAATGCCTTTTCATTTTCGGCTATTGATCCGACGAATTGAGCAACCGGAGACGTGTCCAGCATAAAGTAAGTTACCGTGTACGTGGCTGACGGATCAAACGCATCTTTCACCAGATTCGCTCTTGCTGTTCCGTAAGCATCCATCACGTTTCTACCAATAGCCCATCGATCATCTTTAGCACCATTTTTATAAATCGCGAGAATATTCCTTGCTTTAGTTTTAAGCAATGAGTGCGGAACAGATGTATAGTTAATCTCACGTCTACCGACAATATTTACCGTATTTTCTGAGGCCGGCGTATATTCACGCAGCATGATGCCCGTGTCGACTTCAACTTGGTTATTACCTTCAACTAACGTCAATTTTCCTTCTGACGTGATTGCTTCGACAGTTGGCGTTGCAAGTTGATATACAAGCTGGTATGACGAAATTGTCCCATCTTTAATAGAGGGAGAACTCTCGTTTACTGGTACTGATGTTCTTAAATGTGCCCATGTGCTATTCCAGTTAGCTGGAGGTGAATATCCTATCGGCGTCCATGTTTTTTGAGCCGCGTTTGTCGGATCATTGTAAGCGCTGGCACTCATGTTACGCATTGTCCATCCCATGAAATATGCATACCGCTCTTCGACTGTTGGCGTGTATGAGTCTCCCCATCCACTGTCTGAGTTAGAAACGCTTATAGCAAAATTACTATTCATCCTATCAACTGCCCATCCATCTGCACTTGCTTCGTGTTGTCCCCAAGTTAAGATTTTCCCATTGTATTTAACAGCAACTGCTTCCCCTACAGAATCATAGTTATAATCGATTCCTGGTAATTTAGGATAGAGTGTTTTATATCCTGCTTTATTGCCAACTATTGAAGATGTAAGCTTGCTTCCATCCAAGACAACATTTTGCCACTTCTTTAATTTGAAATATTGACCGTCCTTCTCGAAAACTTCATCAGCATTAGTCTCGGTCAATGGATCAGCGTATAGATCCGTTTGCAATGCGAGCATAGTGTCTTCGCGTGGTTTGAATGGTTTTGGCATGTTGCCGAGCGTCAGCATTGGGTTAATAATTGTGTCAGCACGGTTTCCCGTGCCGTTGACATAAACAGAAATTTGCGTAAGATTACCGCTATTGAACGTTCCGCCATTGTTACTGTAATTAAGTAGTACCGTCTGCTCGTCTACAGAAAAAACAGCTAACATACCCTTACCTTTTAAAGTTGAGAAAGATAAATGATAATCTTTTTGTGGACAGATAGTGACAAGGATCCGTGTCCATGGATCTGTAGATTCTGATGTTTGTTCATACACATATGGGCTGATTATCTTGGAATTTTTGGTAATTAACGCAGCTTCATAAAATGAAGGCAACAAATTCTCTCCATAACGAATTACGTATGGATTCCGCACAGGTTGAACACTATCAACGTATGGATATTTATCTGCTACCTGTTCCGGAGTCATGCTGTTCAATGCTGCGTATTCTGCTGCACTGACTTCGTAAAGGCGGACATTGTCCGCATTGAATACTTGCCCCGCTACCCCGCTACCAACAACTGCAATCGCATGGGTTGAGGCTGTCGCCGTGAAGCTAGCGAATGAAGTCCCAAAGGTCGATCCCGTTACTTTATTTCCGTTAACTACAGTGGATATTGAAACGAATGCGCTACTAGTTGATACGTTTTTGATATCAGCTACTAGAACATATGTCTTACCGACTGACGTAGACACTTCCTTGCTTATGTTGCTGTTAGTCGAGGCAAGGGTTACTTTTAATGAACTCAGACTTCCCTGGGCATACGTAGAAGTGTCTAAAGTTGCTGACGCAGCGCCTATACCCCAGTTACTATATCCCTCAAAGCCTCCATCCCGCCCCAACAAGTTCACAAGCGTTCGACCCTTCAATCCTTCCAATTTAAATGCCGAGGAACGTCTAGCATGAACAACTTGCAATCCAGGCTCCAACGTCACCGATCTACGCTTCTCGGTATCCAACCGCTCCTGAATACTACTCACCTGTGCTGCGGTTTCCTCAGCCTTTTCTTCCACTTGCCCTACACCGTCATCAACCTTCTCCCAGTTCTGATCCAAATACTTATCCAGATCAAAATAGGTTGTCGATGGCGAGGAACGGTCAATTTTATTCAACCCAAGATTCGGTGTTTTTGGTTCATTCATTTAAGCTCCACCTCCTAAAAATTTATCCTGACGGGTCTGTTCGATCTCAGCCAGCGTCATGCTTTCCACTTCCGCAATCGTCAAATACCGCAGACGATAGTCCACGGTCATATGTGCCGGTTTAATATCCTCAATTGCTGCCTTAAGATCGTCCAGATTGGGCGGCAAGCCCCATGTGTCGATAAAGCGAATTCGGATCAAGTATTCCTCGGGCGACACAGATACATCAATCCCACCGCTTTCGTAGGCCTGCGCCACGTTCTTGAGCATCGAGCCAGAGACTTTGCCGCTGCCGCGCATTTTGGAAATGATTACGGATCTCCGCTGGTCGTCTGGCTTGGCTTGATTCGTCGGAATCTGCAAATCCCGCTCATAACGTTCCAATGTCCAGGTCGCAGACTCCGGGTAGAATTGATCCAGCACACTTTCCAAACCCACCGTAAGCTTGTCCAGCTCTACACCTTCGGTCTCCGTGAGAAGCTGCATCTCAAGCACATTTTCATACAACGGGGGCAAAAGAGTCATTAACATCTCTGATTTACTCATGTCACCTTCACCGTCCCAAGAACGGCTACGGCGCCGGGGGCGATCTCCAGATTGGACATACCACCATTCACCAGCAGATCGCTATAGTCGATCACGGGTGGGATATCCAGAATGACATTGGCAATACGTGTCCAACGCACCAACGGATCGGCAAAAGCCAGTTCTTTCAGATACGCCATAACTCCCGTTTCAATTAGTGTCTTCACGCCCTCGTACGTTGAACCAGAAGCAAGTGTGACCTGCACCTCCACATCAATGGGTACTTCTTCCGCCCCCACCACCGTAACCACAGGTCCAATTGGAGCAGCACCTTCGCCCATTCCATCCTGGGTTGGATCGATATATTTCTGAACTGCCTCAATGACCGCCTCAGCAGGTGTTTGCATTTCGTTATTCAGCAATGCCACTTTGACTGTACCGGGACCGTCCCACAGTGGAAAAGCTTTTGCTTTGCCCACACCGGAGTTTTCCCGTGCCCATAACTCATACTGATATTTGTTCGCACTCGTGACCGGACGGGAAACTTTGTCCTGATATCGGTCATACAAAGCCTGATCCGTTTCCTCGTCTTCTCCAGGAACCAGCAACTGTGTCAATTCGGCTGTGGTAAGACCAGCAATATAATCGATGGGCAGCAGTGCCCCCGTATATTCATTACCTTCCGCTCCCGCGACCTCACATTCCAACACATATTGCCCTGCCGCGATGCGTTCCACAACAACATACACCCGATCCCCAGTGGAAAAACGACTCTCCAAAGGAACTTCAACAGGCTTCCCTTCGTTATCCCGAAAACTACCAACCCAACGCGCCTTCGTGGCCGGCTTCCGACTAATGCCCGACCAAGCCACCGCGCGATCCAGATACTCTCCAGAGGCTGTATCTGCAAACTTCAGATTGGCGTTCACATCCAGCTCGATATACATCTGAGCCATTTCCACAGCCGCTGGCGCAAGCGCATCATAGATAATGCTGCCTTCACGTTTATCCACACCATCTGGTACCCTATCCAGCATTCGGTTTAAAATAACTTCAAACGTCTGCTCTTCATACATTCATGTTCACCTCCGTCTCTTCCCTGAAGCTGCCAAAATCTGTTTCCACGGTAAACGAAACCCTTACTCCATCGGCCTCGTGGACAAAATCGAACTCCGTTACATCCGATATACGATCATCCGGAAGCAACGCTTCGCGAATCCAGCGCTCCAGTTCCGATTCAACCATGGATCTCCCGGCCATTCCTTCCCAGGACCATTCCATGCCGTAATCCGAGGAATAGATTAGATGCTCGTAGCGGCGTGTAGACAACGCTTTATACACCGCCTGTTTTACCGCATCTTTTCCATCCAGTTGCAATCTTCCAATTCGTTGTCCTGAAGCTTGAAATACATACGTTAGACTTGGAAGCACAACAGCTTCTTCCTGATCTTCTGCACTTATCTGCGCACCCTGTGGAATCATGGATTCACCAGCCGATCCAGCACGACAAAGCTGTCTCCGCCTTGAACACGTAACAACAAGACATGATCACCCACGGTCCAAGCTTTGTTCACTACGGACTCTGGCAGTACCAGAAAAGGCTCAGCCAATGCCAGCCGTTGTTCAACGGTAATCTCCAGAGGCTGCGTGTTTGTCACGCTTCCGTACATTATCTGAACGGGAGACTTGGCATCTACGGCAGCCACCGCCGCCTTTTTAATCACGTCCAGCATCATTTATCGTTACACCACCTTCAAATCCAGTGACATCGTATGCACGCCCCCCTGTATCTTATGCGTACATTCGTCTACCAGAAAATATTGATTAATCTTCAGTTCATCGATCTGGATGTTGACAAAACTGCCTGCCCTCACCTTGAAATCACCAAGCGCATCCACCTTCAACGTCTGCGTCTCGCGATTGCGGAGGGTCATCAGGGTCTTGAGCATTTCATCAATCTGACCTTCGTTCAGGCCATCATCCGCTTTTTGGTACAAAAAAAGCAGCCCCCATTGACGGATGCTGCCTGAATCCTGATGAACAAACGTTTCTCTTTTTCCCGTATCCTTGTTATCCCGATACAGCTTAATCTTGTTATACGTCTGGTCGTCAATTGACCGCGTATAACTGTAATCCGTGAGCAGACTGTTATCCCCAATAACAAAGCCGTAAGGCATCTCTTCCACATCCCGAAGCACAAGTTTGCCGAAATCATCGTAAAAGATGTAGTTTTTACCACCATAGATGAGCGTTCGGTCGAGCGCCTCACAGATCATGTCGATCAGCTTTTTGTTATCAAATAACATGCGCGGAATAACATACTTTGGCTGAATCAGATCACCTGTTTTCAACAGAAAGTCTTTGGCAATTCGTTTGATCACATCCGTAGCCGTTGCGTTAACGAACTTGTAAGTCTGATTCGCGGTTAGATAACGAGTCTGGTCGTAGGCTTTGATTTTGACACTTTCGTCCTTGCCACTATCCACCGAGAAGATATATCCGTAAAATATGCCTACCTCGTTGCTGATATATTTCACGACAAATCCATTCTCATAGGTGAATTGCTTATTCTGGTACAGGCTGCCCTTGATCAACGTGAATTCCAGAGAGGAGGGCTTGCCGATACGGGAGGTTTTGTACGTAATGTCGCCGGCAATTTCGCTAATGTCCCAGATGTTGCCCTGTTTGTCATCCAGCAATAACCGTTCCTTCATGTTTGCCAGCTTATCATCCAGCCTGATCTGCTCTTGCATATTCCCTCTCCTTTCACGGAAGCTTGATCACAAGTCCAATCGGCAGCTTCTTCAGTTGTGCATCTTTGATGCCATTCAGCTTCTGCAGTTCTTTCCAGCGAGATCCATCTCCCAAATGGGTTTTGGCTACAGACCACAAGGAGTCTCCGGCTTTGAGTGTGACAGTCTTGGGCTGGATTTTTTCATTGGGCCGGGAGGATTTGGTTTTTGTTTTTGAAGCAGCCGTATCCTTGCTGTCCTTGAGTGGCACTACTTTTTTGGCGGCATAGAAAATGAACTGCTTCAGCTTGATATCATACTGAATATCCCCCACCGTACCCGCTGTCTCCTTCCAGTCGAAGCTCTCAATGGAAACCGCCATATTAATAGTGTACCTTGCACTGGAAAAGAACAGTCTGACGGGTCTGCCCGTCTGCATCCAGCGGATGATCTTTTTCACATATTCATAGGGATCACGGTAAAACTGCTTCTGAATTGCCGGATGTCTTGCATCGTAGTTCAGATGATACGGGCTGTAGTCTGCCGGAAAAATCCCGCTGAAACTGACTTCACGCAGCTTCGGCGACTTGATCACGTTAATTTCACCCAAAGCGCTAACGTTAAATGTACTGCCATCTCCCGAATCCGAAAACTCAATGCTCTCGGGTGTCACCGGGAAAAACATGTATTCGGAGCGGTTATTGAAGCTTAGTTGAATATAATATTCCACTTATCCATACACCCCCTGGGCACTGGAGACGATCTGACTGTTCAGTCCATCGGTGATTTTGCTGATGATGCTGTCCACATCATGTCCGCTGTTGATATCCCCTGTGGTGACCTGAACGGTTGGCGTCAGACTGACAAATCGCTGAATCGCCTGCATCTCTGCAAGCTCACGCATCAGTTTCAGATCCTCGCTCGTCACATCCACTGTGCCGTCCACGTCACCGATCTTGTCCACCTGTCCGATATTGTTGATTTTGTTGATGTTACTCATGTTGCTGTTGGGAACAATATTGGGAGCAGGTGCAGTTGGCATCGATGGCATGGAAGGCGTTTTGGGAGTTGAGCCGCCAAAGTTTCCGGGTAATTTTGTTTCTTTGGAACTTGGAACAGGCAGAGAAGGTATTTTTGATAATAGATTTTTTGCTATATCTTGTCCCTTGTCAGAAACCTTTGGATCGAATTCTCCATCCATCCGTTTCATGTGGAATACATCTTTGTCACTTTGTGGCTCAATTGATTTCAGTGTATCCATCCAACCCTTGACGCTTTTGCTAGCAATGTTGATATCGGCTTCGGACATGACAGCAAAATTTGTACCAAAGATATCATTAATAAAGGAAGCTACCTTCCCAATTGCCCCCATCGCTTTGCCCAGAAAGTCCTCAATTCCTACAATAAGATTGTAAAATATCTGCATCCCGAACATTCCCAAATCGTAAAGCAATTTTTGGAATGCATAGAATGGGTCTTTGAAGACATTGGCTATGAACTCTGCGAATATAGCAAATCGATTCCACATCGTGGCAATCACAACCCTTACCATCTCTCCAAGCAGCATAAATGTACCGATAATTGCTCCCAAAATCTCAGTTCCCGATATTCCCATCATGCTTAAAATACCGATAACAGCTGCAATGGCAGCGATGACGAGCAGAATAGGCCAATTCAGTAATAACCAGGCTGCAACCAAACTGTAAACTTGGATAATGACCAAAGCCAGAGCCACAAGCGCAAGCGCCATAAGGATCGGCTGAATAATATCCCAGTTTTGTTGGATCACACTTGCTATATACAGAATGCCATTTACCAGCATCGTCAGCGCGTTTGCCGCAACCGTAAATGCATTGCTAAGCCATTCAATAATGCCAGTGAATTCACCATTGGCAAATGCCTCATTTAATCGATCTAGTAGAGGCGTCAAGGCAACAAGAGCTACCTGTCCAATCTGGCCCAGAACCCCATTAAACTGATTCACAAGCATGTTCCACTTCTGTAGTGGTGAATCCAGCATAGTGTCAAAAGCCTGTTGGGTATAGCCTTGTTTTTGCAAAATGACATCAAGCTTGGTGATAAATCCATCCAGATTGGATGAATCGATAGTTTGTTGCAGACCCGCTCCACTTAGAGCTTCAGCAGGAATGTTAAAAGAATTAGCAAGTTCACCATTGTCTCCGTTCATGGCAGCAACCAAGGCACTGGATGCATCTGACATACTTTTCCCATCTGGAGAAAGCATACTCAACCGTTTAGTCATATCTCTCAGTTGGTCAACCTGATCCGTATTCTGTGCATACGGAATGAGAGATAGTGTACCTTTCAAAGCATCCGTAACATTCTGTCCGCTCTTGAAAGCTTCCGCACGGTAGCGATTAAAGATCGTCTCCCCCTGAGCATCATCACCCGTAGCAGCCATATAGCGATGCTTCAGATCCTCTTCTTGTGCTGCTGGAACAAGAACCGCTTGTCCTGCTGACTTGATCATGCTGATCCAGGCTCTTACACGCCCGGCTCCTTCTGCAAAAGCCGCGTTCACTTTGGCTTGTTCCTCGGATACGCCCTGCAGCAATTTGGATGCCATTGCAATACTGTTCAGTCGAGCAGAATTAAACATGGTACTTATAGCAGCAGGTAATTGTTGAAATTGCGTTACTATACGTGTTGAAGTAAGGTACAGTCTTGCAAACATGGCATACATTCATTTCTCCCTCCTTTCCTTTTTATTTCTTTCGGGCGCGATTCTTGGACCGTTCTTTCTTCTCTTCCTCCACCCGGATGGAGATCATCGCATAGATTGCCGCTCGTTCTCGCATAGAGAAGGCCATTAGCTCATGCGGCAAAATGTTTAATTCATGGAGAGCGTAATAAGCCAGATTGGCTTCGGAATCGCCCTCTTTAATTAGTTTTTTACGTCATCCACCAGTTCGTTCATATCCTGATTGAAGCCGTTCAGCTTCTGGACCTGTTCACCGAGCGAAGCAAATTCCCCAGGCAACAGCATTTTCCGCAAAAGCGATTCCGCCCCCATCACGCCATATGAACGCTGGAGTTCTGCGTTTTTCAAATCGGGATAAACGACACTTGCGCTCATCAGGCGAGCCATGTAATCATTCGCATCGATGTCGGGTGTGTAGACACCGTTCTTGCCCTTGATTTTGCGAGTAGCTGCTTTGCGGCATTCCTGGTTTTCGTCCTCGGTCATGCTGCGCAGTTTCCATGCAACCGGCTCGCCTTTCTCATCTTTGAATCGGGGGGATACGATAAACTCCTCCGTTGTATCTGTTGCTGCATTTTGGGCAAAAAACATACTCAATCCACTCATGTATTGTTCCTCCTCTAAAGTTAGGTCCCCCGCCGCACGAAGCGGCGAAGAACAGTATTTTGACACGCCAAATAGCCCGTAACACAGGCAAGTGGAACAGGTTTCTTTTACAAACCCGCTGCTAATTTATACTCTTTATAAATCTTAAGGTATTATGCTTTCTACGCTACATTACTTCGGCAGATTGAACGATACAGGCATATCGACATCTTCAAAGGTAAAGCTCACTTCTTCCTCCAACGCCTCGGCCTCGGTATCCAGGGATGCCATAATCACACTGTCGAGGTTGACGCCTTTGAGTGTAACGGTCTGTTTGCCAATCGTAGAGGAAGGATCTTCGTTGGTCACTTCAATGTCGAAGTACGTATCTACACCATTCTGCATGTACTGGAGCATCAGCTCGCGGAAACGGGAAGTGGTATAAAAGATCGTCATGGAACCTGAGCCAGACCAACCGGTTGCTTTGTGCTGTACGCCGCGGCGACCCAAGGTTTTGACCTCTGCTTTTTGTTTCTCCACTGTTGCTTCCAGCGTCTTCACATAGAACATTTCTTCCGTCTGTCCGTTAATCGTTGCGTATGCGCGGCCTTCCTGACCGGAGATCGTGTCACTTGCTTTCAAAAATGCCATCTTAAACCACCTTCACTTTCATATATACTTTTTCAACGGAATCCACAGGTTGGACCTGAATCTCGATCAGAATACTGTCAGTTTCATTGCCCGGAGCAACAGTGATATCTGTTTTGGAATCGAAATTTTGAATCGCCCCAATATCCTGAAGCTGCTTCAGATAAGTGACACATTGGGAACGGAACAGGCTGCGCCCATCTTCGTTATTGTTCACTTTGCCGATATAATAGGACTCGAAAATCCGTTTCATATCGTTAGCGATGCCATCGAGAACACGGACAACACGGTTTTTGGCAAAATGACGTGCCTTATCCGGTGTCACCGAACGGAACGTATTTACATCCTGCTCCACCACCGCGCGGTTGCTGCTCGCTGTAAACACAAACTCGCCGTTGCGCAATGCTGCTTCTGTCTCAGTATGTGTCAATCTGCCATTCACATCCACGGCATCGTCATATGCACGGAACGTCAGAGATTCATTCAGGTTAGCTCCCGCTGTTGCACCGGCAGTCCATGCTACGGTTTGTTTTGGCGTAAGAACGGTACCGTCTGCGAGCACAACACCATTTTTGACACTGATAATGCCTTCATGATCTGCAGCCGGATAATCCGACAGAACCAGTTGTACCTTCTTGCCCTCGGTATCACGCAAACGCTTGATGTAGGCTGTGTAGACTGACTTGAGTGTAGCATCGTCTGAGATCAGACCAACCGTGTTAAAATCCAGTACTTCCAGCTTGGTCAGAAAATCAGCATGCTCTTGGTTAGATGCTGTACCATCCAAACCACCTGTTAGTGGAAGTGACGCTGTAGCTGTGAGTGCACCTTCACCAGTAAATGTAACGTATGCGTTGGATACCAGAGCTTCGATGCTGGACGAAGTTTGTTTGTCCACTTCTTTACCCGCAAGCAAAGTAGAGACATCCAGTTGTTCCGGTTCATTGATATTTGCAGAGATTACAACAGCCAGATCATTACCGCGTACGCCGCCGTGTTGGGCTGTTACTGTCAGTTTATCCAAGGTTGCCTTGGCTTGGGTACCTGCATTGAGTCGGTAAAGAAGCAAGGTCTGCGCCCGTTTCAATGCCTCGCGAATCAGCAGCAATTGCGGTGCTGTCCAGTCATAGCCCAATTTGGCTTGTACATCTTCACCTGCTTGTACCGTCAGGATTGAGCCTGTTTGCCCCCATGACAATGGAAGTGCCAAAGCCACCGTTCCCCGCTCTCCTACCGTTCCCGGCAATGAGCCCTCTGATGCAAAATTCATATATACGCCAGGGCGTACCTTGTTTTGTGTCGTCCATGTTCCTCCAGCCATTATTGTGCCTCCCCATTCATGAATTGTTGGATGTGTTCTTGCGCTTCTTCTATGGTGTATGTTTGTTTTTCCAGCAGAACTGCTGCCAAAATATCTTTCTCGATCCGGCTAAGTTGCCGGGATTCGGCGAACTGTGCTTTGCTGTATTTTTGATTGTTTTTCTGTTGAGCTTCCGTTTTTTTAGGGTCCGATTCTTTTTTCGTAAACATCGCCAATGCGCCTCCTATTCCTTTCATGTTAATCCCCTCATTTGATTATTTAAGTTCAACCAAAGAATAATTACATTTGCCACTCCGATGACAGAACAACCTTCCGATCGCTGTTATCCCCAGATTTTTTTGACTCCCTTTTTAAAGGGGAAAATCCAGGGATAAAGGCGCACGCTCCGCTTCTTCAGGTTATTTCTGTCCTCTCCGTTTTCGTGTAAATGTTAGTTCAATTTATATAGTTATTCTTTAGCAGCTTTAAGTGCAGTAGAACGCTGTTCCAGTTGTTGCATGGTAGCGGCGGACTCCGACACTTTGGTGGTTCGCATGGTGTAATACACCAGCATTCGAGGCGTATCGTTCTCAGTCTCCCAACGCAATTCCGTTGCGCGATAGGACGTTCCCTCCACGTCGATGGTTTCCAATGCTTCGAATAGTTCGTCCGGTAGAGTTGCCGGGATATCGTTTGGATCGAGCCATCGGATTTCAAAGCCGTAAGATTGCACGAAGCGATCGCTTCGTTCACGGGTAAGTTGGGCGGATAGCAGGCGGTAGGTGATGCCTTTGGAGTCTGAGGTGGAGCTTGTATCGCCTGTTGCAGGTTGGATCGGGATGTTGGGGAAATGCCGCGTCAGAGCGTCTGCGATGGCAGTGGTTAGTTGGTTTGTACTCATGGTTCACCTCCTTTTTATTGGTGAGAACTGAAATTAAGTCAGGTCTCCTATTTAACAAGGACTAGCATCCGATCTTACGTGTTATAAATATACGTTCAGAGCTGATCCTGTGAGAGACTTAATCGGCGCACCCAGTTTGCCTCCATTTTCAATAATGGACAACAACTCATTTGCGATATAAAAAGGCGAGCGCATCTTACGTGTGATCCCGAATAATCCAGTATTACTCTTGGTGTGCCTGTCATGTCTGCCGCCGCAAACCCTTCTTTGTAATAGGAAAAGCCTCCTGACCGCTCCAGAGGACATAATAAAAAACGCCTTGCGGCGCTTATGCTGTTGCGTTAATAACATCCGACACGACTGCTTTAAGGTTATATAGATTAGGTACCTGTTCCAGTTTATACGTGCCGGTCATGACCAAACTGACCCAAACTTTGACCAGTCCGCTGTTAGATGTAAATGTCATCGCTTATCCCCTCATGCCTGACCTGCAGCGATCATCATAGTCAGTTCTGCTACTGCAGTTTTCAGCTCGGCGTTTTTCCTCTTTCAATGCGGCATTGTCAGCAAGAAGCCGCGCCGCCTTCGGGTTGTTCAGGACTGAATAGTCTGAATCAATAATCCTCTTTTCAATATCTACATTCAATACCGTTATGGTGTATGTGAACTCGTCGCCCGGCTTGTCCTTCTCCGTTTTGGCCACCGCGTACACATCCGACGCTGGTGGTTCTGTCGTCGAGATGGTCACAACGTTACCGGTTTCCTCGTAGTATTGCACATAATTGTAATCGGACATGATCGCGCCTCCTTATTAGACGTAAGATCCGCCCGCACTGGCGTTCCAAATCTCTTTGCTGTCCAGCAAGATGCGGTAAAGACGCACACGTTTCCATACGGCTACGCCGCCGTTGTTTGAAGCGTGCGCCCGCAAATAGTAGGGCCCGGACAGACTGGACACGCTTAAGCTGACTGTAGTCCTTGTCGTCAGTGAACCACGATACGTTCGAGCGTCAAATGTTCCAGCTCCACCCATCTGCGAAGAGGAAGCAATAAAGATTCCGTCCGATTGGATGTCAGATGAACCTTCTAGAGCGTAATCGAACACCACATAAGAAACGCCAGTTAAATCCACTGGTATGTTTGTCACCACAGCTGCCTCGCCGCCGCCCGTGCTTGAGTTATATGCGTAGCATTCGACATGGTCCGATTGTTTGACCACATATGAATTGCTACCCCATACGTAACCCTTACGCATAGTCGGTGCGATTGACCAAATGGGTCGCCATACTCCCCCGGCTTTCGCATAAATTTGTTGGACAGCCCGCCAATTCCCTGAGACCTTGACTGATAACTTATTAGGCGTTTTCCAAGTCCCGCCAACCTTAATGCCTAAAGCCATGCATTATGCTCCTCCCCTCTATCATGAGTATTGATACCAGATGTCACCGTCATTGCCGCCAGAAGGCGCTACAGACGAGATAATATGCCTGTTTTTAGCATCAGCCACAGCCTGAAAAAGATCGGGACTCCAAGGCGACCAAGTGTTATTTTCTCTGGTTCTTTGATACAAAGTTTGTACCCCACCGTTGAGCCGACTAGCCCTTTGGAGTACATACCCGTTTCCATTTGTGTGGCATTGAACTTCAACGTACCACCACCATCCGTCGGCATTTGTCGGTAAGGGCGAATTTACTAAGTTATAGCCATTATACTGTCCATTAACCACCACAGAGTTAAGGTCAGTTCCTGCCGCTAATGATTGGTTTTTTCCATCATCAGCCGTTAATTTGTGCTTTTGGAACAAGTCCCCCATGTGAACAATTCGAGCCAAATTTGGCGTGAAAACCGCTCCTGCTGTGGTTGCGACCGGGCCTGTATCAAACATGTAAACTTCCGTCGCAACAGCGCCTGAATACCGCATGTAAATACCACGAGCGCCTAAGTTAGAATGATTGTTTTCGTACTTGAATGTATTCCCATCAAGAAAACAGTTACTACCGTACAACACCGAACCATTTGAAGAGCCAGAAAACGTTCCCCACTGATTCATAATCAATCGTCCTGTCATAGCTCCGCCTGTACGCAACAAGCTTGCTGCTTTAGCTGCTGTCAACGCATCCCTTACCGCCTTCTCCGTCGCCGCCACCGTCTCAGACGAGCCATCCGTCTTATTCGACAATTGCACCTTCCCTTTCTGCGTCAAAGACGCATCAGGAATATCCATCTGACTCACCGCTTCACGAAGCGTATCCAAATCCGCCTGCGTCGCAACACCAGCATCAATCTTTTCAAAAATTCCATTAATACTCTCCCGGGTCACATTCTCGTTCCCCAAAGGTAGAGGTAACTTCAATCGATCCGTTTCTTGTGGCATTACGCCCACACCTCCAGTTCATTCCACGTCAAGGACGCGGCATCCAGTTCATCCCACGTTTTTTGTCGCTTGTCCAGATCATCCCAGACCAGATAACGATACTCATATTCCACGGCCATATGGGCCGGTTTCAATTCTTCAATCGCCCGTTTGAGGTCATCGATATTAGGCGGAATGCCCAGCGTATCCACAAAGCTTACTGTAAAACTCCACGCTTCCGACTGAAAAGTTACATCCACCTTGCCCCCGGCATACGCCTCAGCCACATTCGCAACCTGCCTGCACGAAAACTTTCCTGCCCCGCGCAACTTCGACTCCACCACCGCACGCCGCTGCTCCAGAGGTTTGAGACGATCTGTCTCAATGCCAAGCTCCTGTTCCCAGAAGTCCAGCCCCCACGTCGCCGTGCGGACAAAAAACTGCTCCAGCGTCTCATCCAACGCCTGGTACAACAGATCCATCTCGGTGCCTTTGGCCTGCATATCGGCCTGCATTACACGAGAAGTCTCATAGTACCTTGGCAAATACGAGAACAATTCCCGCCCTTTCTCACTCGTTAGTCCAACATCTACAATAGAAGGAGCACTCATGCCCTGTCCCCTCCCTTCCTTGCACATCAATATGGAGCGTCTCGCTCACCAGATCCAACCCAGATCGGCGTATTTCTCCCAATCTTCCTCGGTCTCTACATTCCCTAACTACTTCCTCATCCACCATCTGCCCAACACTACTCATGCACATCCACCGCCCCCAGCACGGCGACCTGACTCGCGGTCATCTCGATATTCTGGTCACTCACACCGTTCACGGTCAGCTCCGAATAGTCGATAATGGGCGGAATGTCCAATAGAATCGCGGCAATACGGGTGTAACGAACGAGCGGATCGGCAAAAGCCAACTGTTTCAAATACGCGGTCACCCCGCGTTCGATCAATGACCGTACATCGGCCAATGTCGCATCACTTGCCAACGTCAACTTCACCTGAATGTTCATTGGCACTTCCTCGGCGGGCATCACGGACACCACTGGCCCCGCCGGGGCAACACCTTCACCCTGTCCATCCTGCGTAGGATCGACGTACTTCTGCACAGCCGCCACCAGATCAGTACCTGCAGCACGTTTGTCCGTGTCAAGCAGATACAATCCCACCGTGCCTGGCCCCTGCCATAACGGAATCACACGCGTTGCACCAACACCTGGCACTTCACTGGCCCATTGCACATATTGTGCTTTGTTGCCGCTTGTCCCTTGGTTGCGGACTTTGGCATAAAAGCGTTCCAACAATGCCGTATCGGCCTCAATATCCGCACCGCCTTTGATCACATCAACGTTCGTGACAGAGGTCACGCCACTTACAGGTGTAGACAACACAGTTACCGTGCCCGCAGGCACATTGCTCTCTTTTCCGGCAACAAGCGCTCGCACGCCTACCACACCGGAGCCCTCAGCATCCAGTTCCACACGTCCTACCGTCTCATATTCGAGCGAAGCTTCAGCAGATACTTCATCCGCGAGCGTAGCTACGACCGTTCCAGCAGGCACCACTTTCACCGGCGTACCCGCGAATCTCACAGCACCCTGAGCTGCCACAGCAGCTCGCCGCGTAATACCGTGCTCTCCCGCCCGCAGATCCAGCTCTTCCGAACGAAAATTCGGATCACTGCTCGCAGCCGTACTTGCAAACCCCCGCCGCAGTAATTCCTGCGCCCACAACGCCGCCTCAGACAGCATAAACGCTACTGGAGCTTCCGCATCCCACAGGAACGAACCCTCCGACTTATCCAGATCCGCGGGCAGACGATCCAGCATACGCTGCATAATCTGTTCCTCCGTCTGGTCCTCCAAATAACGCGGAATCTCAGCCATCCCGTCAGATCACCTCACTTTCCAGAATAAACATCTCTTCCTGCACACTCGCCACCCGACAAGAGAACATGCACTGCTCCCGATTCCAATCGAACGTGAACTGGTCTACCGAATCCGTGCGTGGATCAGCCAGCAACGTCTCCGTCACCATCCGTGTAATCTCACTTTCCATCACACCCCGGCTATCACCCTGCCCTACCAGATCCTCCAGCTCCGAACCATAGTTCCGGGAGTAAATCACATGTCTGTACCGTGGCGTTTTCACTGCCTTAATACACCACTGCACCCAGGCTTCATGCGCACCCGCCGCAGCTACTTTGCCACTCGGGGTCAATACAAAATCCCCTGCATCATAATCGAATCGCCAGCTCCGTCCAAAGCGTACCTCATCCGAAGCCGTCCCCGACAGATCCTCCTCATCTCCCCAGACCACACCCGTTTCCGGGAACAAACTAGGCATGCGCACTCACCACCTTACACAGCACCACAATGTCGTTACCGCCATTCACCCGCATCGCCAGCACGCGATCTCCCGCTTTTAATCCTTTACCAAGAGACCACACCGCTTCTTCCACTTCCTCTTCTTGCAAAAGAAACCGTCCCGTGCCCGTCGTTCCGCCATTTGCCACGTCAGGTATACCGGAAATCGCGCCAGCAGCCTCGCGCTCCGGCAGTCCAAGCGTGCCCGGTAACTCGGCCACGAGATAATCCTGCACTTCGTGCTTGAAATCATCCAGCTTCACGCCGGATGAGGTCATCGTACCCAGTACTGCTCCCAGACCGCTCAAGGCCTGACGAGAATGGGTACTCATCGCGCCCCGCATGACGTCGGCAAAATGCCCATACGGATCATCTTTATTCAAGGTAATACCTCCTTTTCACCAGCTCAGCAGTCCCCAGCTCCAACGTCATCGTTCCAGGTCCGGCAGACAGATCACGGCTGACCGACATCACGATTAGCTTCAATCCTTTCAACAACACTGCGTCCCCGGCGCGAATCGTATTCACATCCGGTGCGGATATCGTAAAGGTCTCCTGAATCCCCGTCAGATGACTTTTCGCCAGTTTCTTAGCGGCGGTTGCTGTTTTGACCTGATCGTCTTCAATCAGCTTTTGCAATGTGCCCAGTTCTTCCACACCATTCTGCTCAATCGCGAGCACTTTGGAAGGGACCTCTTTGCCACTCGTGGACTCCGAAGCTGCCATGACTTTAACTTTGGTAACCGCTCCTTCGAGCGTACGCATCTGGGTCAGATCAATTAGTCGATCCAGCTCATATACCTTTGCATTACTTCCGACCTGAAAGAGCTGCAACCCGCCGGGGGTCATCCGTGGATGATACATCTCCCCGCCGGACTTCGCCGTTTCCTTCAGATCGGCAAACATCATCGAGAAGATCGTCTGTGACCGATACACGGCTTTTCCCAGCTTTGTCTTGGTTTCCGGCAATGTAGCGTATGGAATCTTCCACTCTTTGGCGTAGGTTTTGAGTCGCTGCGTAGCAGTCTGATCCTTCGGCAACAGGAACTCATCCTCCGATTTTTCCAGATATATCATTCGGTCGTACACCGTGAGAGATAGCCGCTTAGTGCCGCTGTTCGAGCTTTCCACCTCCCAGATGACCGCAGGATGCAGCAGATGAACCATGGATTTTTCGCCAAAAGGAACCCCGCTAATCCGCACCGCCATACCCGGTGAGATCGAAGGCAGACCGGAAGATGCAGACACCGCCAGCCGGATGTTAGCCTGATAGGCAATCTGGTCAAGCGAGTCCTTCAGCGTAATCGTCTCCACCAACTTGGTGATGTCGTATTTGTCGTCGACAATGACCTTGTAGGTCATGGCATCACCAGCTTTTGTCCGGGCTTGATCCGGTTCGGATCACTCCCGATGATCTTTGCGTTGAGCTTGTAGATCTCGTTCCATTTGGAACTGCTACCCAGCTCAAGCTTTGCTATTTTGGACAGGGAGTCGCCAGATTTGACGGTGTAGGTCTTGCTGTTCTTTTTCAAATCGGTACGCGAACCTGACTTGCTCGCGGATGCCGCAGAGCCCACCTTCTCCACCTTGGAATCCCGCCATGTGCGTAGGGTCAGGTCGAAATAAATATCCCCTGTCTCCCCCCCACGAAAGCTCGAATTAAGCGAAACAATAAAAACAGGCACGTTCACGCCCGTCTCTGAAATGATGAAACGCAGCGGCTTTTTGGAGATGAGAAAAGTGTTCAACACATTCATCGCCACGCGTGGATCCAGAAAATATTTTTCATCCATGCAATAGGACGGATCATATCGTTTCGGAAAAAAAGAAGAGAAGGTGATCTCCTTCACCTTCTCCCCTTGTGCAAAATCAAACTCGCCATGCTCCAACATATTGACCGTTTCATATCCCTTAGATCTGGAAATATTAACTTCTTCAGGGTTTACCGGAAATTGAAATGGAGTATTGCCATCCTTCAACGTAAATGACATTTTGTTAGGACCAACTTTATCTTCAAGTACAGACATATCTGCGGCCTCCTTTCTGCTTAGGCCATAATTGTTTTGCGATTTTGCATCGCACGGCGGAACTCGTTAGATATCCGTTGCCCCACCTGGTGAGAAACTGCGTCATAATCAATCGCATTTTCGCGCACGGTCACCTGCACCGCACCTGGTGGAATATTGATCGCAATCTGATTGGTAGTTTCGGTTTTGAAATCCTTCAAGTAACCGGACAGACTGCTCATCTGGTCTTCGGATATCCGTACCGTCATCGTGGACGTTTTTCCAGTCGTCTGCGCGCCGTTACCAGCCGCCATCGCTTGGTTCTGCATTATGCTTGTACCCATGAATCCAGCAGAGGTAGGCTGGCCTACCTTGCTGTTCATATATGCGGCTGGGCCTGTCATAGTCAGTGCCGGTGGCATATAGGCAGGGGCCATCTGGGGGCCTGTTGCAACTGGAGACGGTGCGGCCACCGTTGCTGCCGAGATCGTCTTCTCTTCTTTTTTGGAACCAAAACCAAAGAAGTTGGATATGCCATCGGTGATTTTTTTTGTTTTCTCAGAGACGTAATCGGCTGCACCTGACAATGCATCACCTACACCTTCGGTAGCACTAGACATAAAGTTTCCAATATCCTTCGCTTTGTCTCCAATCCAGCCACCTGCTGTACTTCCGGCCCAACCACCTACTGCACCACCAACCCATGTCCCGATGCCAGGCAAAAGAACGCTACCGATGGCGCTACCAATCGCAGTACCTGCTGTGCCGCCAATCATCGAACCCACCGCTCGGCCACGCTCTTCCGGAGGTGCTGTCGCTACATTCGCTACATCAGCAAGCATGCTGATAGGTCCAAGCAACCTTTTTGCTCCTTTGGCAAAGCCACTACTTAAATTATCCATCAATCCATTACCAGCCAGCATGTCAGTTAAAGATCCCAATCCACCATCCGCAAATCCTAATCTACCGCTTCCTCGTATTCTTCTACCGCCTCCCCTATTACGGTTGCGATCGGCCGGAGGAGTCGGAGTATCAGGTACAGGATTGGGTACTGGTGATGGGCCCCGGTTCGAACGATTACTAGACCTTCTACCACTTCGGTAATTTCGTCTTCCACGATCTGATCCACCACCATCCGCATTCGGTGAACGAACTCTACGGTTCTTGCCCATCTTTCCACCTGTACAACAGCAGCATTTGGATGCTGGACTTCTGGTTGGATCTGATGCAGGACTTTCTTCTTTTTTCTTTTTGAACAATTTAAAAATATCTCCTACATTAAAGGCTGCATCCTTCAAATCATTGAATGCTTGGACCGCTGCAAGTACGTTTTCCCACCACTTTTTAGGTTCTTCTTCCTTCGTATTGTTAGTAATGTTTTTGTTGTTCTGGATCATGACAGCCATAGTTGGGCCAGTTGGCCCACCTTTGCCCATCGCCACTTCGATCTTCTGCCGAACCTCAAGCGATACTGTGCCCGAAGCCGTAACCATCTGGTCCCTGAAACTGTTCAGTTTCGCCCATGCGCGATCCAACGCTGGACTGAGCTTATCAATCAACCCAATCGTCGGTGTAATTCGCAGCCTGCTGATTCGCACAGCCATACTATAAATATGCTCCAACCTGCGTCCTGTCGTTCTCAGTTCATTGTTCACCTTAATCAGACTCTGATAACGAACTCTGCCCAGACGTTCGGTTGAGCGTTGGATCTGATCTAGGTATCGAAGGGTTGTCCGCATTTCCGCATTAGATTTGGATAAACCTACAATCATTTCTGCCATTTTTTCACCTCCTAGCCTATTTCGTTATCGATTCATTTGCGAAGTTATCGCTGACATTTCCTCTTCCGAGAACGCAATTAACAGCGAGCGCTCCCCACGTGGCAAAGACCAGAACTCTCCGGGCCGGAGATGATGACGTACCCACATGTGATACAGGAACGTGGTCATCCCGCCGGAGTGAATCAGTTTTTTAGGTCTTCAATCTCCACACCGAAGCCGGACAGCTCCAGCACTTTATCACCTACGGCATCCAATTCACCAGCCAGCAACATACGACGTACCGCCTGTTCGCCACCAGATAGCTTCATACGGCCAGTAATACGGGTATCCCCCCAGCCGGACAATTCCAGGCTGCGGACTTTTAATTTCACCGTTGCTTCAGAAATGAGCAGCGCGTTAAACGTTTCGGTATCCACCTTTTCCTCGGTGCGGCCTTTGGTCGTTTTTCGAATCGTACAGCGTTCGCGAATGTGATCCACTTTGGAAGACGTCAGTCCACGCAAAGTCAACAGCAGATCCAGACGCTGAATGCGCACATTCTCCTCTGGCAGACGTTCTGCTGCTTCAAACAACTGATCCAAGATCTGTTCTTCGGACATATTTTCATTCATACTCATCGGGCGTTATCTCCTTCTTATTTCACAAATGGGTTCATCTATGCCAGCTTCCAAGCCTGTAGAGACAACAAAGAGACCGAGATCATCTCGGCCCGCATTGGTGTCCATATTAATATGAAGTAACTATGCAACCAAGCTTAAGCAACTAACTCAATCACTTGCCTATTTCAAAGTTTAGTTCGCCACAATCGGATTCAGCAATTCAAATCCTTCAAACGTAAAGCCTGTTTCTTCCGGTACTTCTTCGCCAGCTGTCCAGTTGGCAAGCTGGATTTTGTCCACCATGCAACCTCTCAGCAATACACTCTCATGTCCATACGATTCTGGGTCGTTCAGCTTGGAAATAATCTCGAATTTGGTGAAGCCGCGCTGGATCATATCGGAAGTGACTTTGTAGCCCGTCATCGTGCCTGTTCCTTTTTTCGCGCCGTTTTTGTGCACCTTCCAGTCGTTACCGACCAGGTTCAGCTCACGCTTTTCAATCTCCACACTCGCTTCCAACTTGTTAATGTTTGTCTGCCACACACCATCGATATGCAACTGACCATGGGTACCGAGAATTACTCTTGACGCATCCAACATATATTTTCCTCCTTAAAATTAAAAAATCGCGTTTTCCTTTCACACAACCTTATTGCACGTAAAATGTGCCAAACAACTGCTCCATCACATCCGTCAGCTTCACGTTCCATTGCAGGAATACCTGATCCGCTTCCGGTTTGAGAACTGGAGCAGTGCCATAATACGCCGGATCAAGAATGACATCGTAACCGTCAGCTTCAATCACATTACTCTGTGCGAGCAACGCCAAATAGGCCTTCATGGCACTAATCAGTGCTTGACGACCCTCTTCAGTATTGTTCACTTTACCGATATACGTATCTTCCGCGGAGCGCTGCAAATCCGTGTTGATCGCATCCAAAACACGAATGGAACGGATTTTTTTCCACGCATTATTCTGTCCAGCGGCTGGCGTTACCAGTGTGTTTACACCACGAAGTGCTTTCACCTGGCGTCCATCATGGAAGAAAATAAATACGCCATTCTGTACCGCCTGCTCCTGTTCTGCACGCGTCCAGCGACGTGTCACATCATCGAACGGAGTAGCTGCATAGGTTGTGGATTGGTTCAGACGTTGTCCGGCGATCAGACCTGCAACATAGGCGGATGTTTCCGCCGAGCTGTAGAATGCATCTCCAAGGCGTACGCCTGTACCGACATTAATCACACCTTCATGGTTGAGCGCAAGCGAACGTGCTGCCGCTTTTTGTGCTGCTGTAGCAGAAGTGTCATCCGCTGAGGAACCGCCAAATACAGCCACCACCGGTTTACCTTCACTACGCACACGTTTCACCCATGCCGCAAAACTCGCAAGCAGAGGTGCATCAGCCGCCTGATCCAAAGCCAAGACGTCGAATTGCTCCCCTTCCAGCGCGCCCTGTACAGCAATGTACTCTGCATTGGTCAGGTCATCGTTGCCACTTACGCCGCCTTTGAATGCCGCACCCGCAATTGTTGCAACTACACCTGCATCATCGCCAATCGCCTGAGCCGTTAACCAGACATTTTGTTCATCCGCGTTGATCTCTTTTGCCAGAGAAGCTGCTGTAATATCCGCTGTCAGGAGCGCATACAACATCCGGTTGCCTTCAAAAAGGCGCACTTCATGCTTCGTATTATCAATCACACCTGGCTGGATGGTGACGTAGAATCTATTTGCACGATCTCCCGGATACTTCGCATCCAGTTGCAGAACATTGGCATCACTGCTGTCCTTCAAAGTAAGCGTGGCTGCTTTGGCCGCAGCACTTGCTACCCGATAAGCGAGCAACTTCTTCGGCCCACCCAACAGGGCGAGCTTCAAGGAAGTATAAGCCGTACCGTTATCCAGCACATTCGCCGCATAGATACGTTCAATCGCCGCTTCGCTCCCTACTTCAACAAAAGTCCCCACAGGACCCCAGTTGGCCTTGATTGGTACCACGACCGTTCCCCGCGTACCTGCCTGAATGGCCGAGGAGGCTGCCGCCTGAAAATTCATATATAAGCCCGGAAGGACCGGACGATTCGTTTGCTCCCAATTTCCACCTGCCATTATCCCTTCACCTTCGCTTTCATAAATTGGTTAATTCGTTCTTGCGTTTCTTCAATGGAAAACGTCTCTTGCGCCGCTTCGTACAGCGCACCGTACAGCACCTCTGCCTTAACGGCAAAGAGGGCTTCTGCATGATTCATCAATTCTGCCCGTGTATACCGCGGGGCTGTCTGTTTGCTTTTTTTCACTGAGCTTGCCATTGCCATCTCACCTCATTTGTTGGACTACTAATTTCGTGAAACGATGATCTTTAAGCTTGATCTATGAATTTTTGATCCTATGAATATGAAGCTATAATATTGAAGCCACATCTATCATTTCAAAGCTATAATCTGGAACCACTCTTAAAAGTGCATGTTCAAAAAGATCGGTTTTCAGTACCGAGAAGATGGGATGAAGTTAGAAATGGAGTAGCAGAGCGTATGGAAAACTACGTGAGCAACTACATGTTTCAGAAGGAAACAATCATCGTAAGCATATGCTTTTTCGGCTGAATTCCATATTCGATGCTGATGATGCCGTTAGGCATCCTTTGTAATCAAAAGCGGGCTTTTTGAACAACCTCTAATAGAAGGTTCCTCTCGACTAACGTTTACTCCATACCTTTGCTATGGTGAATCTCACGAATCAAAGGTACATTCGTACCCGGACGGCGAATCCGCTGCTGTAGTGTCAGACGAATCTGTCCATTCAGATACGCATCGGTCTGCAGATCTGCTGTGACTTCATCCACTGTGATATATCGCGTGTTACCTTCGTGCTCTTCGCCACCCGTTTCAGTGACGGCAAGACGAGATTGCACTGCAAGTTGCTCTACCAACCGAGTAACAGTCTGGCGTGTTAGCACCGAATGATCGGTGAGCACATGCCCAATCCACTGTTGTCGAACCTCCAATGTAGAAGTCCCCGCGACAGAAGTGCTGCATCCGGCCAATCGCCATAACACAGACGGCATATCGTATCCACCGGGCCAGACATCCCCATATACCGAGAAGCCCGAACCAAGTTCCGACTGTGTCCAGTCTTGAAGCGCAGCTAACCACGCGTCCCCTGTTTCAGCGAGGACGACTCCCGAGTCTTCGGGAACATACACTCCGAACCGCAGACTCCGCGTAACCATGCCAGACCCTGCATCCACCCGGTCACTATCTGAAGAACCCAAATAGATGCAAGTGAAGGCCTCACCTGCTTCATCCACCAGCCTTACTTGATGCAACCCTTCGATTAGATCAGCTGACCAAGCTTCTACCTTTTCAGCGCCACCATCTTCCGGACGAGCGTATGGTGAGATTTTAATAATCCTTCGATATCCCGTCCAAGCAGACTTCGGCACCTCTTCGGCAAACGCAGCCACGGCACAAGGCCCAGCCAACACTTCGCCTGGCCCAGGTACATCCAGCACACGACCGCCCCAATCTGGAACAAGTACCGCGAGCTTCTGTTTCAGCGTTTTTTTAATGAGCGTACTCATTTTACTGGTGCTCATGTCAGTGTTAATCTCATTTCTCATAGACACATTCATTTCGCCCCCTTTGGCTGCAAGTTTGAGATCTGCCCACACGATGCAGCGACAGTGCAGCAGCAGTAGACTCCCCCTTTTAACTCAGAGTCTGTATTGCTATCGAACCAGTACCGGGACTACATTCACCGCATCAAAAAGACCGGCCACCTGGCCGGTCTGTACATTAGCGTATGTGCTTTCGGTGCGTCCCTTGTTATTGATCCGATAATACAATCTTACACCCTTTCATCCCTAGCGCGGATGGTGTTCCGTACGACTTCGGTGCGATTAAGGGAGACGTTCGGGTGGAAAAAAGACGATTATGGAATCATCATTTTAAAGAATACCTAAGTAAGCTTTAAGATCAATTAATTGATAAATTTATCCAAATATATTAATATTTTATTATCTAATTCATTGTGGCTTACGTAAAAGAAGGAGAAATACCTATGAGTAAAACATTCAAGATCACTTCACTTGTCATCTTAGCATTTATACTCGGGATATCCTGCTGGGCTTACTTCGGACTGCTTGGTAATCCGCTCAAGAAAAATGATGCTGAACAACAGGTAACCACTTACCTGATTGAACAGAAAGGTTACTCACCCGAACAGCTTATCGAAGTACAAGGTAATTACTCCTCAAAAAGTTCTGAAGCACCTTACGGTGCCTCAGTAACATTCGCGGATGAACTCGAAGCGAAGTACCAATATGTCATTTTCAACAACGGCGAGATTAAGCAGTACAGTCATACCAGTGATGATCCCAAACATGAGGAGCCCATGGTAAGATAA